GTACGAAAGCAGTGTCGAGGGTCAGGTGTACGTCATAACTAATCCTAACTTCCCTGACTGGGTAAAGGTGGGCATGGCTATCGACGCTGAGGACCGCTTAAACAGCTACCAAACTTCTTCACCTTTTAGGGATTATGTGTTACAATATTACTATGATGTAAACAATCGAAGAGCAGCGGAAAACGAAGCACACACAGAGCTACAAAAGTCCTACGAACGTAAAGGCGAGTGGTTCAAATGCACACCGGAGGAGGCCAAAGTCGTCGTCTCTAGTACAGCGGAAGAGTACAAATGAAAAACGTGTACAACCTTGTGAGCGACATCTACAAACTTGTGGAGTCGAAAGAAGTAGCAGAAGGAGTAGACATCGAGAGCTGCATTGAGCAGTTTGGTGAGAACGTTAAAAGCCTCATGCGTAAGGAGTTCACTGAGGTCAGAGATGACTCACGTAAACTACGTATGTCCAACATAGGACGTGAGGAGCGTTACCTGTGGAATGTGTACAACGACGTGGACAAAGGGGAAGACTTGACTCCTAATACCTACGTCAAGTTCCTCTACGGACACCTCATTGAAGAGATGCTACTGTTCCTCACAAGGGCCGCTGGTCACGCTGTGACAGACGAGCAGAAGCTGTGTGAGGTCAATGGCGTCAAAGGTTCCATGGACTGCAGGATTGACGGAGTTGTGACTGACGTGAAGTCTACTTCCACCTTCGGCTTCAAGAAGTTCAAGGAAGGAACACTGGCCTATGACGACCCTTTTGGGTACATCGGTCAGATCAAAGGCTACGCTCATTCAGAAGGTGAGACCACGTTTGGCTGGCTGGCGATGGACAAACAAAATGGACATCTGACTTATCTGCTGTATGACTCTGAGGATACACAAGCACCTGTGTACGACCTAATCTCTTATGACATTGGGGAAAGAATTAACCAGATAAAAAAGATGGTAGAGCAGGAGGAGCCACCAGAGGTGTGCTACGAAACTATCGCAGATGGAAAGAGTGGCAACCGCAAACTCGCCGTCGGATGCTCCTACTGCTCGTACAAAAAGGAATGCTGGCCCTCCTTAAGAGGGTTCCTATACTCAACAGGTCCACGTTATTTAACAGAGGTATTCAATGAGCCGAAAGTCCAAGAAATCGAAGTTTCGTAGTGTATTCGAGGAGCACACAGCGGAAGTACTGGAGGGGTTCGACTACGAGCCCTACACAGTGCCCTACACAATACACAGGAACTACAGGCCGGACTTTGTACACGCCCCCAGTGACACGCTGGTTGAGTGTAAAGGGTTCTTCAGAGAAGGTGACACTAAGAAATACACTAGCATCAGAGACAGTCTTGAGGACTACCAGAGACTCGTGTTTGTTCTTATGAACCCAAACAAAAAAGTAAGGAAAGGAGCTAAGATAACTATGTCTCAATGGTGTGAAAAACAAGGTCTTTCATGGTACACATTAGATACGCTACAGGAGTTGATGGATGATGTCTCTAACAATGGAGGAAATTAAGGAACGTCTGCTACGTGACTACGACCCTGAAGACTTTGTGGAAGCACTAGAGATAACTTCTGAAGAACTTCTGGACAGGTTTGAGGACAAGCTGATAAACAAGATAGAGGAGTTCGCAGAGGAGCTAGAGGATGAAGAGGAGGACGAAGATGAGTATTGACGCAGCGACTAAGGAGGACTGGGACGCTTTAGTCTACAAACCGCCTCACTACAATCAAGGAGGTGTTGAAGCCATAGACTACATTAAGCAGCAGCTAGGAGAAGGGATAATTGAGTACTGCGAAGGCAACGTAATAAAGTACCTACACAGGTGGCGTTACAAGAACGGTCTACAGGACCTGAAGAAAGCACAGTGGTACTTAAACAAAATGGTCGTGGAACAGGAGTTGTTAGAATGAAGGTAATTCAAGGAGGTTTCGACCAGAAACCAAAGACAGACGAACTCACTGTTCCTATGGTGTTTGACGCTATAGTCGCTAAGGAAGACTTAGAAAACTACGACGAGGCTTTTTGTATCATTAAATCAGAAGACTTTATAGTGGTGTCTACAAACATGGACACAGCTTCTCTTTACTTTCTTCTGGACCAACTAAAGATGTCACTAATAACTGCAGGGGAATACGAACTATAATGGACGCATATCAAGAATACATACACAAGAGTCGCTATGCACGTTACCTGCCTGAAGAACAGCGCAGGGAGACATGGGAAGAAACTGTAAACCGCTACTTGGACTTCTGGGTCAGTAAGGAGAAGTTGTCCAAGAAGGAAGCTAAGGACCTCTTTGGTCCTATCCACGGTCTTGACGTAATGCCCAGCATGAGGGCACTGATGACTGCTGGTGAGGCTTTGGACAGAGACAATGTAGCTGGGTTTAACTGCTCCTATCTACCCATAGACCACCCTAAAGCCTTTGACGAGATGATGTACATACTCATGTGTGGCACAGGAGTTGGGTTTAGCGTAGAACGTCAGTACATTTCTAAGTTGCCTGAAGTAGCGGAGGAGCTACATGATACAGATACCGTTATACACGTCGCTGATAGCAAAGTTGGATGGGCTAAAGGATATAGAGAACTTATCGCAATGTTGTTTACTGGTCAGGTTCCAAAGTGGGACGTCTCTGGAGTTAGACCTGCGGGGGCAGCCCTTAAGACTTTCGGAGGTCGAGCGTCTGGTCCAGAACCTCTTGTTGACCTGTTTCAATTCACCGTGGAAGTCTTTCGGGCCTCTGCTGGTCGAAGACTTAGCTCCATTGAGTGCCACGATCTATGCTGTAAGATTGCACAAATCGTCGTCGTCGGCGGTGTGCGAAGGTCTGCTCTCATCAGTCTCAGTAACCTCACTGACGATAGACTACGACGGTGCAAGTCAGGACAGTGGTGGGTAGATAATCCTCAGCGTGGCTTGGCTAACAACTCTGCCTGTTACACAGAGAAACCTGACTTTGAAGCTTTCTTGAACGAGTGGAAGTCTCTGTATGAATCACGGTCAGGCGAGAGAGGTGTCTTTAGCCGTGTCGCAAGTCAGCGTCAGGCAGAGAAGAACGGACGTAGGGACGCCAGCTTTGACTTTGGTACAAACCCATGCTCAGAGATTATACTCAGGCCGTACCAGTTCTGTAACTTGTCTGAGGTGGTTGTGAGGGCCAATGACACACTGGAAAGCCTACGGCTCAAGGTTAGGTCTGCGGCTGTCCTAGGGACGCTACAGGCTACTCTGACTGACTTCAGGTACTTGCGTAAGATCTGGAAGGACAACACGCAAGAAGAGGCGTTGCTAGGGGTGTCACTCACTGGCATCATGGATCATCCAGTTATGTCAGGGAGAAAGAGTCGTGAAGAACTACGGCATTGGCTCACGCAGCTTAAAGAGGAAGCTATTAAAACTAACCGTACTTGGGCTAAACGTCTTGGCATCAATGTTAGCACTGCCATTACTGCTGTTAAGCCTTCCGGTACTGTATCTCAGCTGGTGGATAGCGCGTCAGGCATCCATCCTAGATATGCGGAGCAATACATACGACGAGTAAGGGCAGACGCACGAGACCCGCTGTGTGCTGTCTTAGAGGCTGCAGGAGTCCCTGTGGAGGAAGATGTGACTTCTCCTACTACTAAGGTCTTCTCGTTCCCCATAAAGTCTCCTAAACAGGCTGTAGTAGCGACTGACATGGGAGCTATGGAGCAGTTGTGTCTGTGGGAGATGTATCAGGACTACTGGTGTGAACACAAGCCTTCCATGACTTGCTACTACAGGGACGATGAGTTCCTACAGGTGGGACAGTGGTTGTACAACAATTTTGACAAGGTGAGTGGCATTAGTTTTCTACCTTACTCAGAACACACGTACCAGCAAGCACCCTATGAGCCTGTGGACTCAGAGACGTACCAGAGTCTAGTCAAGGAGTTTCCTAAGACTATACAATGGGACATCGTGGAGGAGTCAGACATGACTGAAGGGTCACAACAGTTGGCTTGTGTTGGCAACAGTTGCGAAATCTAGTCTTCCAATAAACCTAACTTTTCAAACAAGCGTTCCCCTGTTGTCATACGTAGCACTCTGTCTACGTTGGCAACACCGGGGAGGTACGTTTGTGCCCCACGTAATAACGGAGTAAAAGGCTCAGGCTCACCTGTGACTGCTCTTTCACCTGCTGTGAACAACCCACTGCCTAACCTAAAGCCAGCAGATATAGGAGCAGGTATAGGCTCAAAAGGTTTTCCACCGTATTCTTCTGCTCTGATGTTAATAACACCGCTTGACATGTTAGACCAGAGTTGATTCCACATAGAAGAACTTATGCCTTCAGGAGTCATCAAGTCCTCAAGTGTTTTGTCGTTAGACAAGTCAAGAGTTTTTCTGAAGTCGTCCCAGACACCAGCGGCAACACCAAAGATACCTGCGTACTTGGCAGAGTTAAGCATAGCTTCTTTAGCTGCCTCTGCTCCTTCTTTAGTGTTCAAGCCTTTGTCTTTAGCCCTTAGAATGTTTTGACCAACGTCATTTCTCAAGCTGTTCATTTGCTTGTTCATGTAGGACAACATGCTGTACGCCATACGTCCGTTAGGGTTGTCGTGGAAAGCCTTTGGCATTGTACTTGCGCTAACAGGCTGCCACTTGTTCATCGCAGAGCCAGCAAAGTTAATAACCCAAGGGTTGCTAAGGTCTTTACTTTTGAGGGCTTTAGCTGTAGACCTGAACTCAGCCTCCGTTAAACCACGCATACCGTCATGCTTCCTGAGTTTAGCTAAAGCTTTTTCAGAACCGTCGTTAGCAAGGTCAATACC